ACAGGCGGCGTTACAGGAGGCGTTACAGGAGGCGGTGCCTCTGGTATTGCTGCGGCTGCTGGAGGCGCTACAGGACGTGCGCTGAGTTGATCTATTTGCCGCTGTAGATCATTGATGCTAACTTCTCGCAGATACATAGACTCTCCCTCTTGGAGAGGCTCTGATGCAAGACGCTGTTGCCTGAACTGAAGTCCAGTAATTTGCTGTTCTACGCTTGGCTCAGGGAAGGCTTCAAGTGTCGGCTCGACACGAGGTGCTGGAGCAGGCGCAGCAGGAGCCGATGTGCGTCCTGTGGCACGCTGTACGCCTCTGCGAACGGCTGCGGTAACCGGAGGTGCCACCCGCTGCAGAATCTGCCCTGCTGGTCCTGTGACGGTTGCTAGGCCAACCTCGCCCAAATTGAACTCGCCGCCAACACTCAGAGCATCACCCACCAAAGAATGCGGTGGGATGCCCGTCTGTGTTGCCTCAATTCCTGCCTGCGTTGCACCAGCCTTGAGAGCAGCGCCGGGGATAGTCGCAGCCCGTCCTGCTGGCGTGAAAGCTGCAATGCCTCCAATTGCCCGAGGAATATCGCCCATCGTGAGGCCTGGCGGGATAGCGTATTCCTGCTGGTTGACAGATGACCGAAGGATGTAGTTTCCCTTTTCGTCTTGGCGAACCTGCACTCCAGGGAAGTTGGATTGCAGAATCTGCACCGTTTCTTTTGGATTGCTGAGCAGCGACCCAAGGGCAGTTTTGAAGGATGCCACGCTCATTTGATTGAGTTCTGGCATGGTTGTCCACTCAGGCAATCGCTGAGTTTCAGGCGTTGTGCGAGCGCGTCCGGTGACAGACTCAACCAACCCCTCGAAAAATCCCATCGGCCTAGGCTGCCCTGGAGCCGCAGCAGGAGCAGGGGCAGGGGCAGGGGCTGCCGGTGCAACCACAGGCGCAGGAGTTGCCATAGCGGCAGGAGCAGGCCTAGCTGCTCTGGGAGCCACAGCCGGTGCAGTTGCAGGTGCCATTGCTGCTGGCGCAGCCACAGGAGCTGCGGCAGGTGCTGGTGCCGGTGCTGGTGCCGGTGCTTGCGCAGTTGGTGCTGGAGTTGCCTGAGCGCCTTGCTGGCGCTGTGCATAGGCCGCTTGAGCAGCTTGGATCAGTTGCGCATCTGTTGCGTTATCCGGGCCATCCAGCTCGATGACACTGCCGTCAGGCGCTTGGACTTTGTATCTTGCCATCGGTTTTTACCTTTACCGAATTACGCGGAAACCAGAGGGCATTGCTGGGGCTGCCGCAGGAGCTGCTGGGGCTGGCGCTGGCGCCGCTGCGGCTGGAGCAGAGGGTGCCCTGACTCTTGCGCCAGAGTAAAAATCCTGCCCAAGAATCGAACCAAGACTCGTGTCGAACCTTGCAATCTCTTCCTCGGTGTATTTGTCCTCACGGATCAGCTTTCGTGCATGATCGGCAAGTTTTGCAGATCGTGTCGCAAAAGCCTCTGCATACTTGGCCATCAGATCACGGCCACCTTCAGAGTTTGCCAGCGACGGAAAGGCCGAGACAAACGCCCTGAACTCGGTGTCTGACGTAGAGCCAGAGCCAGGAGGACGGAGTTGTGTAGCTCCACGAATTGCCAGGGAGTTGGCGAGGTCATTGGCCCTGACGGTATCCGTTTCAAACCCGAGGGTCTTGGCAAAATCACTGGTCAACTTGACAGTAGTGCCACCTCCCTTTCCTCGTAGCAAGTCTGCAATGACTCGTGAGTCTCGCGCCAGCGTCCGAGCAGATGCAGCAGCGGCAGAGAACTCTTGCGCCCTTGGCACGTCCAACTCTTTCATTGCCAGCATATCGCGCTGACCTTGCTGGCCCACACTTACTGAAACAAGAGGTTCTTTGCTGACAGGCTTAATCTCCTTAGTTCCAAGGTTTTGCTGATAAACGCCAGCAGGAAGCCCAAGTCTTACCCTTTCTGTCTCTGGAATGATTGCAAAACCAGGCGCAGGCTTGGCCTCTTCCGCTGCTTTTGCAATGCGTGATTCCACAGTGCCGGCAGCTACACGAGCTTCTGCCTCTTCTCTATCTGCCTTGGCCTTTTCATACCTACGCAGCGCCGCTGCTTTAGCAATATCGTTTGTTTCATTCTCAAAAGCAACACGCGCTTTCGATTCGGCCTCTTTAGCTTTGGCCGCCGCTTCCTGCAGTTTGGCTGGTGCCTCAGCTGCAGTCCTGCGCTCGGCACGAATTTTAGTTACTCCGTCGTACCAGTCTTTACCGAATGCGCCCATTCCGGTGTATTCAACCATTTCAGCCGCTTGGGTTGGGCTTACATCAAAAATATCTAGGGTTCTTTTCCATGCGTCTTTCTGCCTCGGGTCAGTTTCGGCCTCAATACGCTGCTCAAGCATTGAGCGAGCGATATTGGGGTTTGACTCAAGAGCAGAAAGAAGCTGGCCCGAAAATAGTTTGGCGCTTTCCAAACGCCTTTCGCCCATGTTTTTGCCAATGGCTTGTAGCGCATCAAACTGCTGTTTATTGGCCATTGGAAGGATTGAGTCCAAGTCCTCAAATTTGCGGTCTGGATTGGCAAAGAATGTGCGCAAGCCGGTTTGAAAAACTTGCTGGTTTTGAGTTTCCTGTTTTTGGGCCTCGATTTTTGCTTGGGCCTCTGCTACGCCAGCGCCCATCTTAAAACCACCCAGTGCCGCCTCAAAAGGGCTTTGCACGTCGACTGCGTAGTTGATCGGGGCTTGGAATGGATTGATGGTGGCCATGTTCTATTCCTTAAAACCCGAAGCCAAGACCAGCCTTGCCACCTGCGCCGTACTGGAAACCAAGCACCTGAGCTGGCAGGTTGAACAGGCCACTGAATGCCTTGGCCTCGCCAAGTTCTCCACCAGCTCTGGCTGCTCCCTGCTGGGCCAGCAAGTTAGCCACATTGGTGCCCGTCTCCATACCGGCAGCGCCAACACCGGCAGCAGAACGCTGGCCCAACTGAGTCATGCCGCCTAGGCGGCCATATTGCTGCTCAATGGCTTGGTTCAGCAAAGCCGGTCTGAATTGTGCAAGTGCGCCCTGAATGTTGCCGCCTCGCAGGCCACCAGTTGCCGATGCACGCTGTAGCAGAGCCTCTTCTCCCTGTTGTGCCAATGCCTGGAAGGTTTCTCCACCTCGAATGCGCTCAATGGCGGCCTGTTCTGCTTCTGGGCCTTGTAAACCTAGCAAGGCCTGCTGCTGCTGGAGCGCAGGAAGACCTGCCTCGGTGTAAGGCTTGAGCAAGGCTTGCAGTGCATCGAACTGCCTGCGCTGCTCTGCAATACCTTCGCCTGCTGCGCCTGCTTGAATGCCTGCGGCCTCGCTTGCTGCATCGGCCTGCATCATGCCGCCGACGAGTTGAGAGCCGCCGACGATTAAGCCAGTGACTGGATCAGGCATGGCTAAACTCCTTCATATAGTCTTCAAATTTCTCGCCATATAAATCCATGACCAGTTGCGCTTTTTCTGTAGCCTGTTGAGTGCCGTGGCACAGTGCAACTGTCATCAGCACAAGGTCATAGTAGCCAGCACGCCAGCCAAAGGACTTAGCATCGGCTTTACCTGCTCGCTCGGCTTGGTCGGAGGCCTGCCACTTCAAGATCATGGTGGCGACGAGTGGTGCGAGGTTTTGGGAGTTGGCAATCCAAAATGTGTTCTGGTTCATGCCCACAAGGGTATTCCAGATTGCTGCATTTAGGTCTTCGCGCTCGACGGGATCGCCGTCTGCGACATCATCAAAGACCTGGATGGCACCATAGAGCATAAGCAGCCATTCCACGGCTGGAGTTGGGAGAGCAAAAACCCTTTGTAGGTTTAGTCTCAACCAATCAGACATGCGCAGCTCCTGTTCAGGGTGAGCTGCTGGCGGCTCGATAGGCTCAGCGGCTGCATTTTCCCACATTTCGGCATCCCGTCAATATTCTTCTTCTTCCCGGTCTTCCCATGCCTGGCAGACGCGCATGTCGTTACAGATGAAGTTCAGCTTTTCACAGTGGCCACGAAAGCCTGCGCCTTTGTCGTAGGCTGCCATCGGTATACGCTCGATCTTGACTTGATCCATAAAACTGTTTTGGTAATACTCGCAGTTTGAGCAGTGCTTGCGCCGTGCGTCCTTTTCACTGCATTGCATGGCCTCGGCCAGCCCTGCATAAAACTCCTTGTTTGCGCCTGGCTCATTGGTTGGCATCTCTGGGCCGTAGTTCCAGTCCTGCACCGCAACGGCGTAGTTTTTCTTGTTTTCTG